TCGGCGACCCACGCATCGCCGCGCCGGTCGACCCGAACCTCTGGGAGTCGTCGATCCTCGACGCCGGCTACGACGGTTACGTCAACCGCAGCAAGGGCATGGCTGTGGTGCTGGACGCCGACGTGCCGGCCACCTACGTCGGCGTGGACTACGCCGGCCCGAAGGTCGCTACGCCCGCCCCTGTCGCCCCGAGCCTGCTGAAGCAGCCGCTGATGTCGGCCGAGATCGGCCCCGTCACGGCGGCGATCGCCGGCATCCCCGGTGCGCGCGTGCGCATGGGCACCCTCGAAGTGGCACAGGCGAGCGTGCAGCAGGTCAACGCCGCGCTGTCGAGCGCCGGCCTCGGCGTGCAGATGAGCAAGCAGCGCGACGCAGCCGAGCGGTTCAATACCGAGCAGGTCGAGAGCAACCGCGTGCCCAACTGGAAGGGTCGCGAGAAGTTGGTGCAGATGCCGCTCGATCAGTTCCTCGCGCTGTCCGAAGACGGGACAGACGAGACCAAGGCGAAGCGCGTCGCCGGGATCATGGAGCGCGGCGAACAGTTCGAGACGTTGCCCTACATGATCGTCGAGAGCGACGGGCGGGTGACTGGCCACGAGGGCCGCCACCGTGCCCGCTGGCTGCTGGCGAACGGCTACACCACGATGCCGGTCGTCCTGAAGTCGGCGAACATCCGCTGGAGCGAGCAGGCCGACCCGAACCGCTTCGACTACATCGACGACAGGGACTGGCCGAAGACCCTGCGCGCGCAGAAGGGCGCACCGGACGAGCGCTACACCGCCCCGTTCCCCGTCGCCCGCGAAGACGCGATGCAGCCCTACCCGAGCGAGCCGGGCATCTCGAAGAGCACCGCGCGCACCGACATCACCAAGAGTGCGCAACGTGGCGGGATCACGGGCACCTCGGCGTTCAAACGGTGGTCGAAAGGCCTCCCCGTCGTCAACATCCGCGACAAGCACACCTTCAGGACTGGCGAAGGGCTCATCCTCTCCGGCATGCTTCATGGGTCTCCTCGGGCAAAAAGTCTGCGCGCGTTTAGAGAGGGCGAGATCGGAACCGGCCGCTTTGGAAGCGCCAGCAACAATAGGCTCGGATGGCATTTCACCGACAACGCGGCACAGGGGGCGGAGTACGCGCTGATGGTGGATGCTTACGACATGTCGGAGAGGGAGCAGGCCAGATTCGAGCGCGTCGCCGACGGGGAGATGCTTCGGTCTGGAGAGGGCGTTGTCGAGACCTTCATCCGGCTCGAAAAGCCGCTGGTGATGGCCGGCCGCCAGTACGGTCGCTTCATCGAAGGAAAGAGCGAAGACGTGTCTGCCCTGCGCGTGTTCATGCAGGACAACGAGCACGATGGGGTTATCGTTGACTGGTCGAACAACGGCGCTCGCTCAACGCTGGCCGCTTCTTATATGGCGGTCTACGACGAGATGCTCGACAGATGGATCGACAAGTACAACGCTCTTTCCAAGAAGGACAAAACCGAAGTCAGAAACGCTGAAGCAGAGTTTCTGGCGTGGGCCGATGGCGGCGCGAGTTCTGAGTATCCGGCCGCAGCTATCGACACGCTTGTCGACAAACTCACTGACGGAACCAACCCTTTTATCGGCCGCTACCGGGCTTCTCCTGTCGGTGAAGACGTTCTCGAATATCTTGGCCTTTCTGTTGGTGTTCGGGAGTCCCTCCACAATCCCTTCTTCGCCGGCACTGAAGGCAGCCTCTGGGTGGTCGTCACGCCGGAAGCGGCAGGCCGTGGGCAGATCAAGTCCGTTCTCAACAACGGAAAATTCACCGACTCGCCGGACATCTACAAGAGCGCGCCGCGCTGGGGTGGCTTCTACAGCGAGCTCGCGAAGCAGGTCGACGCGCTGCCGACGAACAGCTCGGTGGCGACCGGCTGGAAGCAGGCGATCAAGAGTCTGACGCAGAAGGGTGTGAAGGTCGACGAGATCGAATGGTCTGGTGTGAACGAATGGCTCGACCTGCAGCCGGCGAAGGTGACGAAGCAGCAGGTGCTCGACTACCTCGCGCAGAACGGGCCCACGGTCATCGAAACGGTGAAGAGCCCGCCCAACCTTCTCGCGGAAGAGCTGGAGTGGGATTCGCTCGACGTCCGCGACGTGGATGACCCGCTGCCTGTCGCCACCAGCTTTCCGAGTGTGAGGCCCGATCGGATCTTCGAGGCGAAGCGTGACAACGGCCAGTTCGCTCGCTACGAGTGGGACTCGGTAGACGTCGGCGACGAAGACGACACGGTTTTCGAGCCGCACACTGTTGTCGAATACTTCCCTGACGGCGAGACCCCTTGGCTTGTCTATTCCGGCCCACCGGAACGGATGAACGAGGAAATCGGTCGCTTTATCGGCGGCCGTTTTGCCCGCGAGAAAGGTGGGCTGCCCAAATTCAGCAAGTACACCGTCACCGGCGGCAATGACTACCGTGAGCTGCTGATTCGGCTGCCGTCCAAAGTAGATGCCGATGGTCTGCCTGCAGGCTATCAGGTGATCGACGAGGGCGACGGCCGGTGGAGCTTCAAGACGCCGACTCGTTCAAGCCGTATATTCACGTCGCGGGAAGACGCGGTCTCGGGCGCGCTGCACGCGATGCGCAGGGAACGAGAAAACGGCGACGGCATTCGGAACGACTTCACCTACCCGGCACACTGGGAAGAGCCGAACGTCGTTGCGCACGTTCGATTCAAGGAACGCATGGACGCCGCCGGCGCGCGCGTGCTGTTCATCGAGGAAGGCCAGAGCGACTGGGCGCAGCAGGGCGGCGAGGAGGGGTTCGTCAACCCGGCAATAAAAGAAACGCGCCAAGCGATGTACGACCGCGTGCTCGACGCCCAGTATCGCGTCGAAGAAATTAAAGATTCTTTCTCGCTCACCTCCGATGACAACGAGCTAACCAAGCTGGAGCTCGCTTACGCGGAGGCACGCGAGGAGGAGATCGCTGCTCGACGCGAGTGGGAGGAGTTCTCCGGGCGCGCCGGCGAGATCCCACTGGCCCCCTTCGTTGCGAAGCGCGAGTTCGCGGTCTTCAAGGACGGCGTCGAGGTCAAGGCGGCGAAGGACGGCCGCACGCAGCGCTACGGCACGATGGAGGAGGCGCAGGCTGCGGCCAAACGTCTCGGTGGCGAAGCGCGCGACCTTGGCTACGGGGAGAACACGCCGGCGTGGGTCTCGCTCATGCTCAAGCGCATGATCGGCTGGGCCGTGGAGAACGGCTTCGACAAGATCGCGTGGGCGACGGGCGCGCAGAGCGCCGAGCACTACAAGCTGGAAAAGCACGTCAGCAAGTTGGAGTGGATGGAGAACGAGAAAAAGCTCTTCGGCTATGACCCGAAGACCGAAATGATGACGGTCTCCGAGGCCGAGGTGACCCGCGAAAAGCTTCCGAAGTACATCGGCAAGGAGTTGGCCGAGCGGCTGGCCGGGCAGAAGAAGGACACCTTTGGCGTGCGGACGCTGGAAGGCGACGGCCTCGTCGTTGGTGGCGAAGGCATGAAGACGTTCTACGACAGCGTCTTGCCGAACATCGCCAACGAGGTGCTGCGAAAGCTGAAGGCAGAGACGAAGGTCGGCGTGATCGAGGTCATGCCGGATCGGCCTGTGACGACGCTGTCGGTGATAGAGGTCGACCCGAGTAATGACCCGGAGGCTGGCCAATCGTTGATCGCCGAAACAGACGAGATCGAAGGGGCCCGCTTTTTCGTCGTCAACGAAAACGGTTATCGGCTCGCCAACGCCGCCACGCGAGAGAAAGCAGAGGCCGAGCTCAAGCGCCGCCAGCGCCAGTTGAGTGCGAAGTTCGTCGGCCCGCAGCTCGGCTTCGAGATCACGCCGCAGCTAAAGGCGGCGGCCGAGCGCGGCCTGCCGCTGTTCAGCAAGCAGCGCTGGTTCGAGGGCTCGAAGGCAGTCGACGCGAACGGCGAGCCGCTGGTGCTGTACCACTCGACCGCGTCCGACGTCGACGCCTTCAAGACCAACTTCGGCGAAGACGAGTACCGGCGCTTCGGTGCGCATCTCGGCAGCATCGAGGCGGCCGAGAATCGGATCGGGATCAAGGCTGCAGAAGACGAGGTCAACGGCGAGCGCGGCGGCAACGCGGGCGTGAACGTGATGCCCCTGCACCTGCGCGCCAAGAACCCGCTGCGGCTCGACGAGAACCGCACCGGACGGTGGGGCGTGGACGACATCATGCGCGCCGTCATCGAGAAGGCCGAGGCGGGCGACCTGCCCGAGATCCCGGCCGACAGCAAGTTCGTCGACGACTACTACGAAGACGCCTCGCGCCTCGGCGGCAAGCGATCCAAGGTCTGGCAGGACGTCAACGACTGGCGTCCCGGCGAGCGCAGCGACGCCTTGCGCACATGGTTGGAGTCGCTCGGCTACGACTCGATCGTCTACGCCAACGAGTTCGAGGGTGGTGGTGACAGCTACATCGCCTTCCGCCCCGAGCAGATCAAGAGCGCGATCGGCAACGAGGGCACCTTCGATCCGAAGGACGCCCGGATCACGAAGAGTGCCGACCGCAGCCAGTTCCTCGGCGCGCTCACGCCGGCGCAGGAGGCGGCCCTGCGCACGGCCGGCGCGATCGTGCAGCCGAAGACGTGGCAGGAGCGCTGGGCGACCTACAAGACCGGTCTCGGCCAGCGTGCCATTCAGGGCATCTTCGACCAGTTCGATCCGATCAAGCATCTCGACCAAGAGGCCTACATGCAGGCCCGCATGTCGCGCGGGTCGGATGGCACGCTCGAAGCGGCGCTGCTCTATGGTCGCCCGAAGCTGGTCGACGGCGTACCCAACGTCGACATCAACGATCGCGGCTTCGCCAACGTGCTGGCCGACCTCGGCGCTGACACCGACCGCTTCTTCTGGTGGGTGGCCGCCAAGCGCGCGCAGCGGCTGAAGGCCGAGGGGCGCGAGAACCTGCTCACCGATCAGGACATCACCGCCCTGCTGACGCTCAACGAGCCGGTGGCCACTGACCCCGCGACCGCCGGCCGGGCGGCGCGCTTCTCGCGCGCGCTGGCCGAGCTGAACGAATTCAATGAGGCGATCCTGCGCATCGCACTCGAAAGCGACCTGATCGACAAGGACGGTTACAACCTGTTCAAGGATCAGCCCTACGTCCCGTTCTACCGTGTGATGGAGGAAGAGGGCGGCATTCGCGGGCCGGGATTCGGCGGCGGACTGACCAGCCAGTACATGTCGAAGAAGCTCAAGGGCGGCAGCGAGGCGCTGAATCAGGATCTGCTCGCCAACGTCCTCCTGAACTGGTCGCATGTCCTGTCGGCCAGCGCGAAGAACCGCGCCGCCGTCGCCACGATGGGCGCTGCAATGCAGGTCGGCGCGGTGCTGCAGGTGCCAGCGAGCACGCCGAAGTCGGTGCGGATCCGGGTCGAGGGGAAGGAGCAGCATTTCCTCGTCCACGACCCGTACCTGCTGGAAGCGATCAGCGCGATCGAATACGCCACGCCCCGCTGGTTCAAGCCCTTCTCGACCGTCAAGCGGTGGCTCACGATCGGCGTGACGGCGAGCCCGTCATTCAAGATCCGCAACCTGATCCGCGACTCGGTGCAGGCGATCGCCACGGGGCAGCTGAAGCCGAACCCGATCGGCAACGTGGCGCAGGGATTCAAGGCCAGCGCGAAGTCGACCCAGACCTACGCCTCGATGCTCGCCTCGGGCGGCATGATCCGCTTCGGGTCTCTGGTCGAAGGCGACCGCGCGCACCACGTCCAGAGGCTGATCGACAAGGCCGGCCGCAAGGCACACATCCTCGACGAGCCCAGCTGGAAGAAGCTGCAGGGGCAGATGGTCACCCTGATCGAGGCCTACAACGAGCTCGGCGACCGCAGCGAGAACGTCAACCGCAACGCGCTCTACGAGCAGCTGCGCGCTAAGGGGGTCAGCCACCTCGAAGCGGCGTTCATGGCGCGCGACCTGATGGACTTCGCCATGGGCGGGACGTGGCCCGTGGTGCGATTCCTGACGCAGTCGGTGCCGTTCCTCAACGCCCGCCTGCAGGGCCTCTACAAGCTCGGCAGGTCGGCCAAGGACGACCCGGCGCGGGTCGGCTATGTCGTCGGCGCGGTCGCACTGGCCAGCCTCGCCCTGCTGCTGATGTACGGCGACGACGAGGACTGGAAGAAGCGCGAGGACTGGGATCGCGACACCTACTGGTGGTTCAAGATCGGCGACGTCGCCTACCGGATCCCGAAACCGTTCGAGATCGGCGCGATCGGCACGATCGCCGAGCGGACGTGGGAGCTGATGTTCGACAAGGAGATGACCGGCAAGCGCTACGGTCGCCGCACGCTCGAAATCATCACCGAGCAGTTCGCGATGAACCCGGTGCCGCAGATCGTCAAGCCGATGATCGACCTCTACGCCAACCGCGACAGCTTCACCGGGCGCGCGATCGAGAGCATGGGCATGGAGCGCCGGCGGCCTGAGGACAGGGCCAGAGCGAGCACCAGCACGATCGCGCTCGCGCTTGGGCAGCTGGGCCTGCCGAACCCCGCGCAGCTCGCCAACGCCCGCTATGAGGCTCTGAGCCCGGTGCAGATCGATCACCTCGTTCGCGGCTACTTCGGCTGGCTCGGGACGGCCATCACGGCCGGCCTCGACTACGGCCTGCGTCCGATGAGCGACCGGGGCGCGCGGCCGGAGATGCGGCTGAAGGATGTCTTCCTCGCCGGCAGCTTCGTCGAGACCTTGCCCGCGAACAGCTCGCGCTACGTCACCGAGATGTACGAGCAGGCTCGGCAGGCGCAGCAGTTCTGGGCCAGCTACCGGGACGCGGTGAAGTTCGGCGACACCGCGCGAGCGGCCGAGCTGATGGCCGAGAACCGCGAGCAGCTGGTGAAGGCGCGCAGGCTGTCGGGCTTCACCGATGCTGGCGGGCAGCTCAACGAGCAGGTGCGCAGGATCGAGGCCAGCAGGAGTTTGTCGCCGGAGACGAAACGCAAGATGATCGATGCACTGGAGCAGCGCCGGAACCAGCTGGCGATGCGGGCAGTGGCACCGTAACCGACCTTCAGGTCAAACAAGGAGTAGCGCCATGGGTATCGTGCAACAAGCAATCGCGGCCCTGATCGGGCCGACCGTGGGGGCCGTGCTGACCCCCCTACAGGAGCGCGTCGACGCGCTCGAAGCCCGCCCCGTGGCGGCCGAGGTCGACCTGTCGCCGCTGCAGACGCGCGTCGACGCGCTCGAAGCAGCGCCTGCCCTGACCGACGCTGACCGGGCCACGCTCGCCAAGGCCGAGCAGCTCGTGGCCGAGTTCGAGGCACTGGCGGGCGGCACCGTGCCGACGGGGGGCTCGATCACCATTACGGACGTGACGCCATGAGGGCCGCCATTGCAGCTCTCGCGCTGGCCTTCGCCGGCGGCGTCGCGGCGCAGACGGTCACGCTCGACAAGTGGCAGGACATGGGGCCGTTGCTCGATCGGCAGAGCAAGAAAATCAACGAGCACACGGCGCAGGTCGCGGCGATGCAGGCTGCGCTCGACGCGCAGAAGGCCGAGGTCGCGGTGCTCACCAGCGACATGGGGCTGGTTATCCAGCGCTACGACACGTTGCTGCGCGCGATCATCAACAACGTCTGCGCGAGCAACAAGCTGATCGTCGACAACAACTGGGCGGCGACGCTGATCGGCCTCAAGCCGATCGGGATCGCGGGTCATGTTTGTCCGGGCGACGCGGAGACGGCGCGCTACTATGTGCCGCAGTACCTGTCGCCGAACGGGCCGCCCATCCCGCCGCCACTGACGACCCCATGAGGGCACTCGCGTTGACCGCGCTGCTCGCCGCCACGCCGGCGGCCGGGCAGTCATTCGCGGTCGCCGGGTGGCCCTTCATCGAGCTCGGGCTCGCCTTGCCGACGGCAGGCTGCATCGCCGACGGCAGCGCGGGCTGCTCGGACAGGCCGCTCGGGATCGTGGTGCTGGGGTGGCAGATCAACGACCGTCTCGCGGTGCAGTGGGAACACCTGTCGAGCGTGCGCGAGAAAGACCGGGGCCTTGATCTCGTGTCGGTGCGCTACCGGTTCAGCTTCCGCCGGCCCTAGCCGCAGCAGGGGGCCAGCAGCGTGCCGTGACTGAGTAGGCTGAGCAACGCACCGACAACCCATCCGAGCGCGGATAGGCCGAGCAGGAGAACGAACAGGGGAGGCATCCCCTGATCGTAGTGGCTGCGCAAATTTGCGCAACGGTCACTTGGTGGCCTGCCTCCGCACCAGTGCCAGCACGCGCTCGATGTCGCGCCGTGGGAGGCTGCCGAGGTGGCGCTCCATGGCCACATAGCCGCCTTTCGCCGGCGGGCGCAGGTCGAGATGGTTCATCATCGCCAGCAGGCCGGCGCGATTGGTCTTGCCGATGATGTGCTTGATCGCCGCAACGGGGCGCAGGGTCGGCACGTTATCCTCGGTGAACGGGGTGGTGTAGACCTCGAACCTGTCGATCTGTTTCATTTCGCCTCCTTGTACATCTCGTCCTTCAGCGCATAGCCGAGCAGCGGCCAGACCTTCGAGAAGGCATGGTCGCGCGCGAGCTGCTTGCCCATCGCCGCATTGAATTCCGCCGGGTCGACGCAGGCCGATTCGCCGGTGACCGTGAATCCGTTCTTCAGCACCAGCACGCAGAAGGTCAGCAGCTGAAGCGGAGCCGGTGCGAACCAGCCGTTGGAGGTGCCGTCCTGCGCCATCCCCTCCAGATGCGCTCGACCCGCTACGCCTTCCTTCGCAGTGAAATAGTGCTCGCTTTGGATCGCGCTCTCGACATCGTGGTAGCTCACTCTTCTACTCATCGTCCTTCTCCTCGTTGTCATAGGGAACTTCGACAAGCGGCTTGCCGCAGAAGCAGCAAAACTTCATGTCGTTCTCGGTCGGCCCGCCGTCGTTCAGGCAGAAGAGCTGGCCGCAGCCGGTGGCCCACGCCGTGCCGTCGTCTGTCCATGCGCAGCTGTTCACGCCGGCCTCTTCGGTGCGCCATCAAGGCGAGCGCGCAGAGCTTCGATAGCATCGTGCAGAGGCTTGTGCGAAGTGGCGACCGCCGTTAGATCGCTGGCCCACACAAGAGAGTCCAAAGCCTGCCGCAGCAGCGCGGTGTCGTCGTGCGGTGCGGGCTGCTCTGCCATCTGGCGGATCATGGCGGCGGCGGTTTTTACATCGGTCCCCTCCTGCGCTGCAACAACGAGGGTTCCTTTGTATCCGGCCATATCCTCTGCAAGCTGGCGTAGTCGCTCGCCAAGGGCTCTCATCTGTTCGGGGGTCGCGCAGCTGTTCACGCCGGCCTCTTCGGTGCACCATCAAGGCGAGCCCGGAGGGAGGCGACGGTGTTTTGCCAATTCCTGACATCCCGAGCATCATGCCCCCCGTGGTTTAGGTCGTCCTTGGGCGGCATAAGTTCCGTCAACGCATCCAACGCCTGCCGCAGCAGCGCGGTGTCGTCGGCCTGCGGTGCCTGCCCCGGCTCGTAGCTGGCCTCGAAGATGGCCGGCTTGCACGGGTAGACCTCGCCCGCGACCCCGGTGATGATCCAGTCGCCGGGGCACACGATGTGCCCGCCTTCGAGCGTGTCGATCCAGCCGTGAACATGCATCCTGTTGCCGCAGTGCTCGCACGCGCGAACGGGATCAACCTCCGGGTGGCGGAAGTAGCGCACTACTTCGCCTTCCCAGTTGTGGGCGAGCCGGTGCGATGCTGGAACGCTGACAAGTCTCCCGTTCTGAAACCCGGTTTGCTCCGATTTGTGATCGTCCGGGTGGTCGCCGTTCTTGAACCACTGGCTGGCCTCGATGACGATCGGCTTCTTCCTAAACTTCGACATGGTGCCTCCCGACGATCTCTGCATGTTGGCGACAGTACAACTGTGCCGGGCCGTGTCCGGGCTTGCGGTTGCATTGATGGTTGCCCCAGCCGATCGCTGGCCAGACGCGGAACGCGCACTGGCGCTCGTCGTAAGCCACCTCTCGGTGCGGCGCGCCGTATCGCTGCAGGCGCGCCTCTTCCTTGGTGACCGGATCGTCGTACATCACTCCTCCTCCTTGTGAATATAGGCAGGGTGCAGCTCGCGCTTCGCTGCCATGTAGGCGGCGTGCGCTTCTTCGGGAGTAAGAAAGACACCGAGGTGGAGCTTTTTATAGCCGACAATGATCCTCGCCGCCCACGGGTTTTTCTTGCTGTTGGTGCAGGCGGTCACGCCAAGAAAACCAGAAGCGTTGTTCCGCTGCGCCTGTTTTCGGTTTTGCTGATTCTCGGTAGCTGTTACGACTCTCAGGTTCTCCCACCTGTTGTTGGCGCGGTCGCCATCTTTGTGATCTATCTGCTCCAGTGGCAAGCGGCCTGTCATTAGCAGGAACGCGAGACGGTGGGCGTACCTGTTTTTTCTCAGCAGCCGAATATGGGTATACCCGCGCCCATTGTTGCACCCTGCCCGTCGGCCGGCCGAAGCCGTTCCACGCGAGACCTTCCACCGAAACTCACCGGTCTCCGGGTCGTAGGCGAGCAGCTGCTCGACCACCTCCTTCGTCAGTTCACTCATATGGCCACCGCTTTTTCCCGGTGATCTCCTGCATCAGCACCTGCAACTTGTCGGGCAGGTCGGCGACGAGGCCGTCGTTGTCCAGCAGTAGGTCGCCATAGCGGCGCTTGACGCCAGCCTCGCTGCGATGCTTCGACGAGAGCAGGCCGTGCGCGCCGGGCGGGCGGATGACGTGAACGACCTTGCCGCCAACGCGGCGCACGTACTCGGCCTCGTCCTCGAACCGGATGTCGGTGATCACGACGCCGGCCACGTTTGCCTCGGTGAACTTGTCGACCCGCTCGGCCAGCAACCTGATCCAGATCTCCGGGTGGATCATCTCGCGGCCCCACTCGGTGCCCAGCGTCTGCATCAGCACGCGCGGACTGGCACCGTGCAGCTCGATCGGTGTCTCCTTCAGCTTGCGGTCGTTGAGCTGCTCGGGCTTTGCGAAGCCACCCATCACGAGCATGACCCGCAGCGGATCCGCGAACGCGATCTGCTGCCAACGAGGCAGGTCGGCGATCAGCCCGCCGATGGTGTCCTTGCCAGAGCCAGCTTTGCCGGCCAAACCGATGACGTGCATGTCATGCCTTCCTGTAGAAATCCAGAACGTCGCCGTCCGCCTTCAGCGGCAGCCCCTGCGCCCAGTCGATCGGGTCGGCCATGATCGCCAGCAGATCGGCGAGCGCCTGCTCAGCGCCCTGCTCGGGCACTTCGAGCACCATCTCATCGTGAACCGTGAAGACGATCGGGAAGCCCGCCTCGTCGGCGCGGAACATCGCCTCTCGCAGGCAGTCGCGCGCCGTCGCCTGTACGAGGTTCTCCACCAGACGCCCGCCAAAGGTGTCGCATCGTGACCACTTGTGGGTCAGCGGATGCAGGCCCATGAAGGTGATCTTCGGCCCGTACGCACCCTCCTCGACGCGCGGCTTGGGGTACGTCAGCCGGCGGCCGCTGGGCAGGTGCATGAACAGGCAGCCGGAGCTGTACTCGAAGAAGACCCGATGCACGCCGGCGGTGGCCGGCAGCGGGTCGATGCCGCGATCGGCGAGCAGGCGGGACATGGCCGGCGCGACGGCGACCCGCTGGCCCTTGTTGAACAGCGCCTTGCGGGCCGTCTCCTCCATCGCGTACCAGAGCACGACGATCGATGGAGAGGCGGCACGCCAGCGATCCTTGATCTCCGGCAGCTCGTCGGCGGTCAGGCCCATGTCGAGCGCGCCCATCAGTTCGAGCGCGCCGACGCCACCTTGGAAGCCCAACGCGAGCTCGGCGATCTTGCCCTTCTGCCGCAGCGGGTCTCCCTTCGTCACCGAGCCGGCGGGCAGGCGGAACATCTGCTCGGCCGATGCCTCGTAGATCTTCCCGTGGGTGGCGAACACGTCCATCCGCCAGAGCTCGTGCGCGACCCACGCGATGACGCGCGCCTCGATGGCGCTGAAGTCGACCGAGATCAGCAGCCGTCCCTCGTCGGGGATGAAGGCCGTGCGGATCAGCTCGCTGAGCACGCCCAGCACGCTGTCGTGGAACATCCCGAGCGCGTGCGGGTCGGCCAGCAGGATGGCGCGCATCTCGCGCAGGTCTTCGATCAGGTTCTGGGGCAGGTTCTGCACCTGCACCAGCCGGCCGGCCCATCGGCCGGTGCGGATCGCACCGTAGAACTGCAGCAGACCCCGCAGGCGGCCGTCGTGGCAGACCCCGCGCAGCATCGCGCTGTACTTCGCGATCGAGCTCTTGCTGATCTCCTGCCGAAGACGAAGGACGTTGTCGATCAGGATCGGCTGATCGGTGCGCAACAGCTTCGCGACCGTCTTCTTCTTCAGATCCTTCGTCTCGACCAGCCCCTCGACCTCCTGCTCCGCCCGCAGCCACGCCAGCAGCTGATGGCGAGAGCCGGGGTTGGACAGGCCGGTCAGCGAGATCGCCTCCGCTTCGAGCTTGTCGATCTCCTCGCCGGCGGCGGCGATCGCGGCCTTGGCGAGAGGGAGGTGGATCTTCACGCCACGGTCGTTGATGCGCTGGTCGAGCTCCCACAGGCGCTGCTCCTCGGGCAGCAGCGGGAACAGGGCGAGGCGTTTGTAGATCTCCCGCTCGGCCTCGGTGTCGCGGACGCAGTAGTCCTTGAACAGCGCCCAGTCGTCCTCGTGCTCGGACGGCATGGCGAAGCGGCCGGTCTTCTTCTCGGGCATGCAGAACTTGCGGATCAGCCGCAGGCCGGTGCCGAGCTTTCGCTTGTCCTCGGGTATGCCGACGCGCTCGCCGACGTCGCCGAGGCGACCCGGGAAGCCCATCGCCAGCGCGCGCACCATGGCGCACTCCCACTGCTCGGGCAGGCACTCGGCGGCGAAGTCGGCCCACAGGCAGACCCGCTCGAACTGCGCATTGAAGGCGACCTTCTTCAGCGAAGGGTCGGCCAGCAGATCGAAGAAGCGCCGCAGCCGCGCGCCATGCTCGCGCGTCAGGTCGAGCAGCTGCACCGGCTCGTCGTCGATCGCGTAGGAGATCAGCATGACCTCGAAGTCGGGGCACTCGACGTACCGGTAGACGCCGGTCTTCGTCAGCTCGACCCGGCTGCGGGTCTCGATGTCGACGTGGAGCACGCTCACGACAGCCTGCGCCAAGAGGTGCCGAATCCGCCATGCGAGCGGCCGTTGGTGGAGATGCCGATCGAGCGGATCAGCTTCTCGCGTTGGAGGCGTTTGGTGACTGCGCCCCAGACTCGGGGCTCGCGGGGCGCTATGCCGGCGGTGCGGGCGGCTGCGCGCAGCTCGCCCATCGTGAACGGGTCGCCGCTGGGCCGTTGGTAGAGCCAGCTGACTGCGAAGGCGAGGCAGCCGTGGTAATTGTTGTCGGGTGCTCGCGCCACGCGTGCGAGGGCCTCGTCTCTTCCGCAATTCATCGCATCAGCTCCATCGGAATAGGTGCCGGGGCTCTCCCCGGCGGTCACGTCTAGTTCATGCCCTCTCGACGTTCAGAGGCCCTCGCGGGCGGGACGGGGAGGCGGGCTCCCGCGAGAGACTGCGCTTTACGACAGGAAGTCGTCGTCGTCGGCGATTTCGTCGAAGTCCTCGGTGGCCGAGGTGCGACCCGACAGGCGTGGCCCATCGGCGACCTTCTGGATGTTCTGCAGTCCAGCGCCGACACCCTTGTTGCCGTTCTTGTTGAACGCGTAGAAGTTCAGCGACACGCGCGCGAACACCCCCGAGTAGACCTCGTCCTTGTCGAAGATCTCGTTCATCTGCCGATCCACGATGCCGGGCTTCTCGTTGCTCGAAGCGTTGAGAAACCAGCAGCCCTTGTAGACCGGATCGTCGGGCCGGTCGACGTCGCCGTCACGCAGCGGCATCTTCAGACCCGGCGGCAGCTTGCCGCCCCACATCGCCTTGCCGTTCTCCTTGGCGACCTCGCAGGCGCGCTTGATCCGCTCGACCGTGTCCTTGTCCGCCTTCGGGATCAGAATCGCCGTCGAGTATTTCAGCGCGCTGCCCTCATCCGGGCCGGCACGCGGCGTCCAGACGTTTGCATAGGAGAGGCGTACCTTGCCGGTGACCACCTTGGTCTTCGCGGCTTCCTGCTTTGCATCATTCGCCATCATCAGCTCCATCATCTTCATCAGCAAAATCCTCGGCCGCAGTGGCCCGAGGTTCGAGCTCTGGGCGCTTGTCGCTGACAGGCACCAGAGTGGGTTTGCCGGGAGGCTTGTCGATCAGCCCACCCAGCAGTTCGTTGATCGGCCTCTTGCCGATCGACTTTTCAAGATCGCCGAGCGTCCGCAGGCTTTGCGGCTCGTAAACATCTGACGCATTGTAGCCTGCTTCGAGGAGCACAAGGGCGGCCGCTTCTTTGTCAGCGATGCGCCTGTTGCTGCGTCCCGACACGAGCTTGAAGCCGGGAAACTTCTGGCCCCGCTCGGCCTGCTTCAGGGCATAGTCCTGCACCGCATCGATCCACTTCCGTAGCCCGTCAACTTTGGGCAGCAGCTCGGCGATCTCGTCGGCCGACAGCAGCTCCGGCTCGGCGAACTCGCGCTTGGCCGTTTCGAGGTGCAGCTCGGCGCGCGCTCGGCAGGTCGCCTTGGCGCGGCAGAAGCGGCACGCGTCGTCGCTCGGCGCGAAGACCGCCCCGTCGCCGGTGAAGGCCACCTGCGCGGCAGGGGCGACGATCGCGTCGGCCCACGCGAGCAGGTCTGCAGAGGAGATCGTGGCCGTGTCGACGTGGTCGAGGCGAGGCTGGTGGATGGTCGAGACGACGCGCTCGATGTCGTAGAAATGATCGAGCTCGTGGTACGCACCGAGACCATAGAGCAGCAGCTGCGGATTGCCGTCGACCTCGACCTTGACCCCCTTGCCGTACTTCAGGTCGATGACCTCGACCGTGCCCGCGTAGACCAGCACCACGTCGCCGGTGCCGAACCCTTCCGGCACCCAGCGGCTGAAGTCGAGCCTCTGTTCGAGGAGCACCTCGGCGCGGGCGTCCTGCGATCGGGCGTGCGTGATTCGCTCGTTCACATAGTCGATGAACGTCTGGACGTAGTTCACCATCTCGGCTGGATAGCTGGCGGCGAACGCGTCTTCAGCTCCCGGCCCAAAACCGTTGATGCGAACCGCAAGCTCTCTTGCGTACCACTGGCTCGTGTCTATCTTGCTGCTTAGACAGTCGTAGGCCACTTCATGCGCACGCGTGCCCTCCTCGGCGAAGCTGCTCGTGCTGTTGGGCAGCTGCGCCTCGATGGCGGCCGAGGCCGTGCAGTGCAACCAGCGGTGGCTGCCGCTGGCCGACAGGTAGGCGTGCCCGCTCACTGCTTTGGCTCCGCGAACTGCGTGTCGTTGCCGGCCAGCGAGAGCAGCGGCATGACCATCGTCTCCCAGCGGTTGTCCATGATGTAGGGCAGCGCGCGGATGATCCTGTCCATCGCCTTGTGCGCGGCGTTGTTCTCCAGATCGAGCTTGTCCTCGGCCCCCTTCTCGACCGCCACGTCGATGTGGATGAAGGTCGTGATCGTGTCGCCCTCGGCGCGAACCATCGGGTAGATGGTCAGCGCGACGGCGCTCTGGTCGGGGATGCGGTTGCCATCGCTGATCATTTCGAGATCTCCTCGGTCAGGGCCGCGATCGCCTCGGCGATGTCCTCGCCCTCGTACAGACGATCGAGGCAGGCGTTGAAGGGGCCGAACTTGTCGGGCGGGACGGCGCTCAGCCGCATCACACCCATCACCGACAGCGCGTCGCGGATCGCCTGCGCATGCTCCTTGCTGGATCCGGCGACCAGCTTCGCGCGGGCCCAGAGCTCGTTCGGGTCGATGCCCTCGGCGGGCGGCTGCTCGGCGGGCGGCTGCTCGGCGGGCGGCTGCTCGGCGGGCGGCTGCTCGTCCTTGCGCGGCCGACCGCGACCGCGCTTGCCCTCGGCGGGCGGCGGCGGCGGCGAGACAGGCGTCTCGTAGCGACGCTCGCGCTCTTCGGGGTGAGGTGAGTCGGCCTGCTCGGGCGCGCTGGCCGCCACGCTGACGAGCGGCGACCCGAGGGCCACGATCGCGGCGCGCAGAATTTCCGCGAGCCGGTCGGTTACGTCAATCTCTACTTTCATCTGCATCATCTGCTCCGGTTATTTTCCATCGTCACTGCTGCGCTCGATCCGTTCGAGCGCCTGCCCGACCTGATTGAGCAAGTCCAAAATCTCAATCGAGAGCTCCGTCAGCACCTCGATCCGCTGGTGGGCGATCGCCGCCACCTCGTTCCCCGTGACGGGGAGTCCGTTGTATCGAACGTGCCCGTAGCTGGTGACGTTGCGCATCTCCTGCTCGAACCGCAGCCTTGCCTCGAAGATCTGCTGGTGGATACTCATTTCCTTGTCGCCTTTAGAACGCCCATCACGTCAGCGAGCAGGTCGTTTGTGAACCGCTCGTCGGTTGTATCGAACCCGCTGCCGGCCGTGGCCTGCTGCCACATGAGCCCGAGCACCTCCAGCACGCGGGCGCGCTGCTCGGGCGGCGATCCGACCTGCCGCAGGACGAGGGCCAGCTGGTGGACGGTGACCCCGAACACGACGCACTGGTAGTAGGCCTCACCCTTGACCGCGATCAGGTTGTCGATGATCTCCTGAGACTGTTCGCTCATTCCTGCCTCGCGACCAGTGACGGCGCTTCGCGCGCCGCCTTGCGGGCGATGTACTCGCGCGTTCGCTGGCGGCCGCTCTTGGGTGCCGGGCGTCGGCAGTCGGGCCCCTCCCCGAGAACGAAGGCCTCGACGACGCGCGCGCCGCGTCTGTTCTCGACCCACGTCGAGACCCGCACGATGCCCTGCCGGTGCATCTCCCGCACCCACTCGCGAACGGTGATGTAGTGGGCACCCGTCTCCTCGGCCAGCTCGGCGAAAGTGTGCGGGCCCGTCATCAGCAGCTTGATCATCTGGGCGAACATCATCGCGTTAACCCGAACGATCTTGGGCCTCGGAGCGGCGCTCACAGGGATCGGTAGAGGAGGTAGAGGAGAACCCAGATCAGCGCGCCGGCGAAGCAGGCGGCGAGGATCGGGCATAGGCTGGTCGCGTCGCGACGGTAGTCCTCTTGTAGGTCGTCAAGCAGATCCTGCATCTCCTTGTCGGAGATGAACCCTTCCCCGCGCCAGTCGGGGTCGATCCTGCGCCCTTCGGCTTCGGTCAGTTTGATCATCTTCATCGCCTTCCCCTTGCTTTTCGACTCGTGCAACGTCATGATGCGGGCAGATTGTGCCTGCCTGCTTTGGCACTCGTCAACCCCTTGGAGAAAATTAGATGGACGTTCTGGAAATCATCACCACGGCTCTGGCCGGTCGAAACACGGTCGAGATCAAGGAGCTGGCCGCCCGCTCTGGGGTGGCATGGTCGACGATCTACAAGATCGCCTCCAAGCGAGCCCTCGACCCGCGATGGTCAACGGTCGTCCGACTGGCAAACACGATGGGGATCAAGGAACCGGCGCTGACCAGCGCCGATCGCAAGCGCCTCTTCAAACACCTCGACCCGAAGAAAGCCCGTGGCGCGCGGCGTTGATCACCATTTCCCCGAGACCTTCTCCGGGTCGATGCTGGACGAGGCCGGCACGATCCGGGTCGAAGAGGGGCGGCGATGCCGGATGCTGATCGCGGCCGTCATCCTGCAGGCCGTCCTCGATGTCGGGAACGACCTGACAGGGGCGGAGAAAAAGAAGCAGCGCAACCTCGATGAGGATGCCCGCAGCGCGCTATTCTTCCTGTTCCACCCCGACGGGGGCCTACCTTCGTACTGCGCATGGCTCGACATCGACGCCGACGTGGTTCGCAGGCGTCTACGAGACGGCCTACGCAGCGGCGGGCAGTGGATGGCGCTGCGGGCGGCACGTTCTTTCGCAGAGGCGGACAGGAGGCGCTTGGCGGTCGAGCGGCGGATACGCTGGTTCGACCGTGAATTTGAGCGCGGGGCAATGGTGGCGGAGAGGGAATAATAATGCAGGACAAGAGTGATGTGCCGCAGGTCGGCAGACCCCGGCTTTTTCCTGTCCCGAGACGGGTGCCCGAGGAGCTTCGGGCTTGGCCGAACTGGGTCAACTGGCGGGCGGTTGGCGAGCGGCGGCCTGAGGAGGTCAAGTACCGGAAGATCCCGGTCGATCCGAAGAACGGCCGAAACGCGAAGACGAATGATAGCGCGACGTGGGCCAGCTTCGGCGATGCGGCGGCCTTCTGGAACAGGCACCAGTTCAGCGACGGCGTGCCGGAGAAGTGCGCCGGCATCGGCGTGATCCTCGGTGAGGTGGAGGGCCTGCACCTCGTCGGGATGGACTTCGACAACTGCGTGCGCGAGGGCGTGCTCGACGCCGACGTCGCCACGATCATCGCCCAGCTGCCGGGCTATGCCGAGAAGTCGCCCTCGGGCAACGGCGTGAAGGTGTTCTGGTTGACCACGGTCGACCTATCCCACTTGACCCGCGCAGGGCTCGACGCGCAGGGAAGAGGCCGGGAATTTTACTGCGGATCCCCACGATACTTCGCCGTGACCGGCAGACCGCTGCCGGGCCGGGAAGGTATGGGCGAGGTGGTCGGGCCCGACTGGATGGACGCGCTCGACGTGCTGGAGCGCTCGATCGAGGACGTCGTCGCGGCCGCCATGGCCGACGTGGTCGGTGCGACGCGCGCGGCAGGGCCACGACTGGCCGCCGTCGGCGGGCAGGTCGTCGACCCGGAGTTCGCCGACGAGAACGGCGAGGACGCGTTCGCGAAGATGTCCGAGAAGCCGCGCGGCTGGACGCTCGACCGGGTCAGGAAGGAGCTGCTGACGCAGGTCAGCTCGGACTGCGGATACGAGGACTGGTTCCGCGTCTGCTGTGCCCTGCACCACCACGGGGATGGCAGCGAGGAGTGGTTCGAGCTGTTCGACGCGTGGAGCCAGAGGGCTGGTGATCGGTACCCGGGCGAGGACGGCCCGAACGGCACCAGAGCGAAGTGGGACTCGGTTGGAGGGCGGCAGCGCGGGTCGCCGGTGACGCTGGCATCGCTGATGAAGATGGCCAAGACGGCCAACGCGGTCGTGGCGCAGGATGCGATCGCGGAGATCGCCGGCGCTGCGGATGAGAAGACGTTGCGGGAGATTGCCGACAGGTTGTGTCATCGCGACCTCGACCCGTTCGACCGCGAGAAGGCCGCGAATGCGCTGAAGAAGCGATTCAAGGATCTCGGGCAGAGCGTCTCGATCGCGATCGCCCGGGGGATGGTCAAGAAGTCTGGCCCGGTGGCGGCTGCCTCGGTGCTGCCTTGGGCGGCCGAGCTGGTCTATGTGGTCGACGAGCGGCGCTGGTACGGGCCGCAAGGCGAGAGCTACACGGTGGACTCCCTGATCGCGACGTTCGCGGCTAAGACACCCCTCCTGCCCCCGCCGGTTTCGGGACGCATATCGCCGATGAAGTACGTCTCGGAGGACGTGGGCGACCACATCCCCAAAGCGCGCTCGCGCCGCTTCAGGCCCGACATCGACACCCGCCTCTTCGAGGAACACGGCGAGCTGTACCTGAACAGCTACACCGAGAACCTGCACCGGCTGCCGGCGCTGGTCGAGCCGACCCCGGCCGCGCTGGCCGGCTTCAAGATGATCGAGGATCACCTATCGTGGCTGCTGCCGGCCGAGCGCGAGCGGCGTCTGCTGTGGGACACCCTCTGCTGGATCGTGCAGAACCCCGGCAAGCTGTTGCGGTGGATGCCGCTGCTGGTCGGCCCGGTCGGGGCCGGCAAGTCGTTCTTCGAGGTGCTGCTGCGCACCGTGCTGAGCCCGGAGTGGGTGGGGGTGGTCAACCACACCGTCTTCGCCGGCAACTTCAACGGCTGGGCCACCGGCAAGCTGGTGGTGGTTCTGTCGGAGGTTCGCTTCCCCAGCGACACCAGCCGCTACGCGATGCTCGACAAGCTGAAGCAGCTGGTGACCGACGACACGGTCACGATCGAGGAGAAAGGCGTGGACGCCTACTCGACGCTGAACCTCACCAACTACCTCGCCATGTCGAATCACGACGACGCGATCCCGCTGGGCGAGGACAGGCGCAGGGTGATGGTGCTGTCGGTCGACCTCTCCACGCCCGAGATCGAGGCCCGCAGCAAGGCGGGGTACTTCGAGGCCCTGTTCGGCATCCTGAAGGCGCACCCCGGCGCGCTGCGCCACTGGATGCTGTCGCACACCGAGGCGCACTGGCACCCGGACTTCGATCCCGGCGGCCGCGCGCCCCACACGCAGGCCCGCGACGACATGGTCGAGGCGACCGAGGATCCGGTCGTCGAGGAGGTTCGAGAGGCGCTGGCGCAGGGCGGTGACGGGTTCAGCCAAATCGCCGTCGACCTGCCGAAGCTGGTCACTTATCTGGCCCTCCGGCCGGGCGGAAACAGGCCCCACAGGAACCGGGTGAGGCACGCTTTGAGGGCCATCGGGTACAAGACCTATCAGGAGATTCAGATGAAAGTAGGGGGTCGCGTGGTCAAGCCTTTAGTTACCTTGGGGGGTCGAGCGAATTTTGAAAAATCACCGGCCGAATTTCGGGAGGAAATTCGTATTTCGTGGAATTCGGAGTTTTTGGGTAACAACTTGGACGACTGAGAGGGAGTTGGAGAGGCTAGATACCTTTTAGTTACCTGCCTTTTCTCCTCTCATACACCCCTAAAGGTAACTAAGGTAACTAGGTAACTAAAAAAGTATAGTAGACCGCAGAGGATATATAAAAATTAATTCAATGATAATTAAATGAATTTTCAAAAACATATGTCCCCCGTGGTACCTATGAACCAGACCCCAATAGTTACCTTTTTAGTTACCCGCCCCGTGGAGCCCTCGCGACATGCGTGAGTCAGAACTAGAAACGTACCTCGATCAACAGGCCCGAGCGCTGGACGGGCGGGCGGTCAAGATCGTCAGCCCGGCGCTGGACGGGTGGCCCGATCGCGTCCTCGTGCTGCCGTACCTGCCGGCGATCTGGATCGAGCTGAAGAAGCCCGAGGTGGGCCCGGCGGGGGTCACGCCCCGGCAGCAGTACTGGCTCGACTGGCTGGCCGACCGTGGCCAGTTCACGGCCGTCGTCTGGACGAAGGAGGGGGTCGACGCGGTGATCGACATGGCCAAGCGCTGGATCTGGCCGGGAGGCAAGGCATGAAGTACGAGCCGAGGGACTACCAGCGCACGGCGCAGCAGTTCGTCGTCGACAACCCGCGATGCGCGCTCTGGCTGGACATGGGGCTGGGCAAGACGGCGGCCACGGCCAGCGCGATCCTCGACCTGCTGGATCGGGTCGAGGTGACGAAGGCCCTGATCGTGGCACCGAAGCGGGTCGCCAACCGGACATGGCCACTGGAGCTGCGGAAGTGGGATCACCTGCGGGGCCTGCGTTGGCGGGTGCTGGAGGCGGAGCTGTTCGGGCTCACGCCGAAGGTGACGCTGGGCCGCCGGCGCGGCCTCGAAGTGCGCGACCCGGCGCTGTCGCGCCAACGCCTGCAGGCGGCGATCGCCAGCGCCGACATGCTGATCGTCTCGATCGACTTCTTCGGCTGGCTGGTGAGGCTGCTGGGGCAGAAGCGGTGGCCGTTCGACATGATCGTTCTGGACGAGTCGTCGCTGGTCAAGGAGCGCGACACCGAGCGTTTCAAGGCCTTCCGGCATGTCTGCGCGGCCAGCGCGCGCTTCGTCGAGCTGACCGGCACGCCGGCCACGCAGGGGCTGATGGGCCTCTGGTCGCAGGCCTACCTGCTCGATCAGGGTACGAGGCTAGGCAGAACCCTCACCTCGTTTCGGGATCGCTGGTTCGTTCCCGACAAGCGCGGGCAGGGGATGATCGTCTACAGCTACAAGCCGAGGGCAGGGGCCCGCGAAGAGATCGCGGAGCTGCTGCGCGACATCACCCTGTCGATGTCGGCCGAGGACTGGCTGAGCCTGCCCGAGCGAATCGACAACCTCATCGGCGTGGATCTGCCGGCCGACGTGCGGCGTCTGTACGACGAGATGGAGCGCACGGGCATCGCCGAGGTCGGCATCAACGGCGAGCGGGCGATGGCCGCCAACGCTGCGGTGGTCGTCGGCAAGCTGGTGCAGGTCGCCAGCGGGGCGGTGTTCGACGATCAGGGGGTGGCGCACGTCGTCCATGACGAGAAGATGGCCGCCCTCGAAGAGCTGGCCGACGCGACCGACGGGAACCTGCTGGTCTTCTACGGCTACAAGGCCGACCGCGAGCGGCTGCTGGCCCGCTTCCCCTTCGCCCGTTCGATCGACGACGCGGGCGTCCTCGATGCGTGGGACAAGGGGCAGGTGAGGATGATGGTCGCGCACCCGGGCAGCGCCGGGCATGGGCTGAACCTGCAGGAGGGCGGCGACACGGTCGTCTGGTACACCGTGCCGCACTCGGCCGAGCTCTACCGGCAGGCCAACCGGCGACTGCACCGGCCCGGCCAGACCAGCGACCGGGTCGTGGTCAACCACCTGATCGCGACCGGGACGATCGACGAGGAAATCCTGACGAGTGTGCAAGGGAAGGTCGGTGCCGAGCAGAGCCTGATGGATCTGCTGAAGGCGAGGGCTGCGAAAATCAACGCTGGGGCCTGAAATCGGGCGCTGGCGAGGTTTTTGGGGAGGGGCCTTTGTGATGACCTTAGCCGCCGCTGTGCGCGCGCCACGGGCCTGCAATTCTTTGCTGTCAATCCTGACATCTGTAACGAAAAAAGGGGAGCCGGCTCGCGCCGGCCCCCCGTTCATTTGTCCAGCTCCAGCATCAACGCGTCGGCCAGTGCGACGCCGATTTGGGCGAGCTTGTCCTGCTGGCCCGTACTGGTGGGCCAACAGTTCCCCACACCGGCGATCAGGCCTGCGGTCAGGTGGATGGCCGCATACTCGCGGCAGGTCAGCCCGTCGTCGCCCTCGACGTGAGGGTTCGGGAAGGCCGCGAAGTCACTCTTGCCGCGTCTCATGCTTCCTCCTTGTGCCGGAATCCGGCTTTGACGACCTGACCACAGGTCGGGCAGATGGGTTTGCGCCGGCGCGACGCGGCGAACTTGTAGACCGCAGAAGGGGAGACGTTGAACTTCGCGCCGGCGTCTCGCCCGGACGCGTCCGGGTGCTGCTCCCACCACTCGAACGCGCGCCGGGTGCGGAACTCCTCCTCTGCCTCTGGCGCTGCCTTCGACCACCAGCCGACCCGCTTCGCACCCTCCGCCGGCGGCACGTCCAGATCGTCAGGCACCTTGGTGTCGGCGTCGAAGATCTGGACGATGCAGCGGTCGGCGACCTTCCAGATGACCAGCCCTGCAGCGTCATCGGCTTCGAGCTCGACGGCGGCCCTCGCGCGCTGCCTCGGCGGCAGTACGTTCAGAAGTTTTTCGAGCATGGCGGTCACCCCCAGATCCAGATCGCCAGCACGACCGCCGACAGGATGATGGCCAGTGCGCGGGCGGGCGGCCGCGCGGATTGTTCGTCAGCGGACATAGACCCTCCAAAGGGCGGCGAGGTGTTCGAGCAGGTCTTCGTCGGACGCGACGACCGTGAACAGGTAGACGAGGATCACGACCGTGACGACGGTCAGGATCCAGTCACTCAGATTTTGGGGCATCCCCCTTCTCCTTGTTTTGCTCGCGTCGTAGCAGCGAGCGACAGTTGAGCAGCGCGCGCGGGTCGCTGGGGGTCGTCGGCACGATCACGATCGCGCCACCGTGCGGGGCGTAGCAGTGGAAATGCCGCGCCCCGCGCTCGACCCGCCAGCCGGCGGCCTTGAACTCCTTCAGCAGGCGCGCGACGTCACGGTCGCTCGCCTTCGAGGTCATGATGTCTTGCGAGCCGAGACCCGCACCATGTCGTACGGAGCACCGTGCTTGGTGTGCGCCGCAACCAGCTGCCTGCTGGGCTCGAACTTGGCCGCGATCGACTGCCAGTCGATCGTTGCGCGGCCGTCGCAGTGCGAGATGGCAGCCCGGTACGTCGCACCCTCGACGACGGGCAGGCCCGAGTCGATGAGCAGCGATTCGAGTGCTTCCTGATCGGCCTTCAGCGAGGCGATCGTGGCCTTGATCTGGCCGATGCGGTCGACTGCGACCGCGAGGGGAAGGGTCATGTCCATTGTGTCTCTCCAGACTGTTCGCCGCGAGTGACGCGGTCGTTGGACTCATCAGTGCAGGGACTACCTGCAGACCGGCTCGCGCCGGTTTCGGCTTAGAAAATCTTGTCTTCGCGGTTGACCGGCACGTCCCATGTCTTGCATAGCGCGCTCACCTTGGCGACAAGGAAGTCGAGCTTCGCCGACACGGTCACGAGCTCCGCCTCCTGCGCCTTCAGCGCCGCCTGCAGCGCCTCGAACCGCTGGGTGGCGACAAGGCTGCGGCCGGCCTCTTCCACCCATTGAACGGGGAGCGGCTTGGGCGCAGGCGTCGGTGCCTGCACTCGGGCAGCCCGTTCGCGCCGCTTCGTTTCCAAGGCGTAGCGGGTGCGCTGGGCGTTCGATCGCGAGAGGGCGGACTCGAATGCCCTGTCGCCGAAGAGCGTGATGACGTGCCGTCGATTGGCGAAAGCGACCGTCCCGTCCTTCGTCTCCAGAACGCGGGTCAGCTGGATCCCGTACCGCTCCGCGAACGCGACCGGATCGCGCGCCACGTTGGTGTGCCCGAGCGCCTTGCGGATTTGTCGGATCGTCACTTCCGATTTTTCGTCTGGCCTGCCGTCGAGGTGCTCGTCGAGGACTTCCAAGAACATGTCGAGGTTCATGTCGTTTCCCCTTGCGCCAACGGCACGTTGCGCCCGTCGACGAAACGGTAGTTGACCGGCGCGTCGGTCTCGACGACGCCCGTGTCGATGACCGCCATCCAGCGGCCCATCAACTCGTCGGCCGAGGCCTGCGCCTCTTCGCGGGTCGCGAACACGAGCGCGTTGGTGTACAGCTTGCCAGTGCTGTCCGTTGAAACACCGGGTTTGAAGTTCATCATCAGCTCCATCAGGTTGACCGCGAGTGACGCGGCTTTGCATCATCAGTGCAGGCACTACCTGCAGACCGGCTTGCGCCGGTTTCGCGTTATTCGACGACCTTCCAGCCGCCGGGCAGCCCGTTGCCCCACGAGGAGCAGCGCTCGAAGCGGGTCGACCGGCTGCCGTCGGCCTTCAGCAGACGCACGACGAGGGTGCCCGGAGTAGGCAGGCCCCATTTCTTGTTGCTTGGCACCGGGTCGCCTTCGACGAAGACCTCGACGATGCCGTAGAGGTTGCGGATGCTGTAGCCGCCGGCGCGTGCGAAGACCTTCTTGCCGACCATCGGGTGGCCGTTGGCGACCTCAAGGCGGGCCTTGCGAGCGAGATCCCATGCCTCGCTCATCTCCTGCTTCTGCGCGTCTATGCGACTTTTGTACGTGGCGTTGACTTCGGCCTCGACGGCGCGACTCGTGATGCCGATCTGCTCTCGCAGCGCATCCATTTGCCGGTTCAGATTTTCGAGCCGGGCGCGGGATAGAACGTCGTAGTGCTCCCTGCGTTCGCTTTGAAGGGCCTGCAACGCTCGATACGCGGCGCGGGCTTTATCCTCCAACTCGGTAACTTCTTCGGGGGTGAACATGATTGCCTCTCCAGTTGATTGCGTCCCATACCCTCCCCTCGGCGGTCACACAGGGCGGGGTTGTTCGCCGCCATGCGCCCAGTCGCCACGATGGGATTCAGGAGAGGGTTTCGGCCCGTCGCCACGGGCCTCGTCAGTGGGTCAGTCGAGCAGCGCCAAGGCAGCCTTGAACGCTTCGGTCTTCAGCGCGTCGCCGGCACCGAACTCGGCGCTGTCCATCCGGTTGTCCGGGCTGCGCGAGCGCTGGTAGTGGTCGACGTACTCGGTCACGCCGTTCACCAGCCCCCACGCGGTGCCGGCCACGCCGGGCAGGTTCGCACCGCGACCCTTGCCGCCGAACAGCGCGAGCACGGTCTGGTAGCCGATCGAGTCGACGACCTTGCTGTTGCGAACGATCTGCGCCGCGTTCTGCGGTGCCGCGACTCCGCCCATCAGCTGCAGCGTCAGCAGCTGCGCCTCCTCCGGGCTGATCTCGCGCTTGGCCAGCTCGCGCGCCTGCGCCATGAAGCGAGCGAAGGCGACCGGCGCGACGCCGAGCTGGCGCTTGACCTTCGCCTCGTCGAACACGCTGCGGTGGCTCACCTTGACCATCGAACCGTTGGTCTCCTGCATCGCAAACCCGAGCGTGTTCGAGCAGACGACGCGCTCGCTCACGCCCTTGGCGATCGTGTTCATCGAACCGTCGCACGCGGTCGCCAGCAGCAGCCGCGCGCCAACGAAGTCGTTCCGCACGACGTTGTCGCCAGCGCCAACATCGGCCTGCGCCCAGAACTTCTTGCCCCCGTGCAGCACGCCCGCCGTGGTCATCCTGAACCCCGCCTCGCGGATCAGGTCGGCGAAGAAGCTCAGCACCTCGCGCGGCTGAACGACCTGAAACGAGTCGCTGACGACCGCGAGCGGGGCCTTGGTGTCCGAGCGAAGCAGGACGTGGTAATCAGGCCAGACGGTCGGCGCGGCGACGTCTTCGCGCGAGGTGGCGAACCGCACCTTGCTGCGCTGGATCGTCCAGTCCATCCCGGCGGCCTTCTCCCAGACTTCGATCGGGGCATCGTCGGGCATCGCCTCGCCGAGGCCGTGCCAGATCGCGTTGCGGTCGCCGGTGAATGCCATCGCGGCGCGGCCCTTGGAAAAATCGATTGCGTGTGCCATTTGGGGTCTCCCTGTTGGCGTACCGGGAGCGGCCCGGCGTTGACTCATCGGTGCGAGAGCGACTCGCAGACAGGCCCGCGTGGGGCCTGTTTCGTCATCACCGGTTCAGCGCCCGGTGCCAGCTGGCCAGATACTCGGCTTCCCGCTGCGCCGTCGACGGGTCGTAGAAGGGCCGGCCTGTGAGGAACTCGCCGCCGGGCCCGGTCACCGTGTACCGGCGGGAATCCCTGTTGCCGTCGGTCTCCCAGACCTCGACGACGAACGGGAAGGCCGGGCCGGCGCTATGGGCCTGAATGCCGGCGTTGTTCGATAGATGTCCCATGTCACTCTCCTGTCGCTTCGGTGATGGCCGTGAGCAGCCGTTCGCGCTGCGAGAAGTTGCCAGCAAGCCGAGCGTATTCCGCCGCCTCTCGCAAGGCGGTCAACATGATCGGAGCGGCCCGCATCAGCCGCGCGTTCGCCTTGGCCTCGTACCAGCCGGCCATCTTGTCTTCACGGGCCAGTACCTTGACCGCCGCGATCTGTTCGCCACTGGGCGCGTCGATGCGGGAGCTATCCCGCTGCGTGTCCGACACGTTGACGTGTACGGCCCAAGGGCCGGGGGTGTGCTTGTCCATGTCAGTTCTCCTTCAGCGCAGCTTCAAAGCCTGCAGGATGTCGAAGCGGAGCTGGCCAGCGCCGAGCTCTCTGTACAGCGACTGCGCGTCGTTCTTGGCCACGGCATCGAGCACCTTGCGCAGCGTCCGTTCGAGGCTGTTGCGTTCGGCGACGAGCTTGTTGTATTCGGAGCGGGGGATCATGTCAGTCTCCGGTTTCAGAGGGTGATGGTGATTTTCTTGACGAGGCGCAGCGGGTCGCCGGTCTCCGAGGAGACAACGCCACGGTGATCTGCTTCCCACCCGTCGACGGTGGCCGTGTCGTACACGTTCACGTTCGCCTCGGCGATTTTGTAGTATTTGCCCCAGTCGGCCTTGACCCGCTTCGCGGCAGCCTTGGCGGCAGCCTCGGGGGTGGCACCGTAGGCCCACGACGAGCCGGCACCGATGAACACGATGCCGCAGAAGTCCTTGTCTTTCATGTCTGCCTCCCAGCAGTGCGATGCGACAGTTGCATCTGGCAGCGCCCCGTTGGGCGAGACGCTGCGGGCTGCAATATCAGGGTGTTTCCAAAGATCCAAGAGGCGTTATCTCCGCCTCTACCCTCGCGCTCCCCGATCAGTTGGCTCCGAATCGGCTCTCAGCGGTCTGGCCAGTGCGCCTCGGGTTTCCCCCTAGATCAGCGTCCAGCTGGTGCCCCTTTTGTATCCCGCTGGCCCTTCGCGGCCCGGCTAGTAGCGCCGGAGACCAAAGCATGACACATTGTGTTGACACGCTACAACTCCTTGATTTGTAAGGGAAATAATACTTGACTGAATCGTGCGGGTTTTACAGGGCCGCAATTTTGTGCCCGCCACGAGTTATGCCGGGCCCGTGGCCCTCGGTCTGTGCGTTGGCGCACACTGGCGGGCCTATTTTTGGGGCCCGACTTGCGCTATCGCCCCTCTCAGGGAAAATCTCGACTCGTACGCGCCCGAATCCCCTCTGAAGGAATGCTCTGTGCCCGCTGGTCGCCCGTCCACTTACACCGTCGAGCTCGCCCGTGAGATTTGCGAGCGAATCGCCCACGGCGAGGTGCTGAACCAGATCTGCCGCGACGAGCACATGCCTGCGCGGCCGACGGTCATAGGCTGGCTGCGCGCGCACCCCGAGTTCGATGCCGAGTACATCCGCTCGCGCGAGCAGATGATGGACATCTGGGCCGAGGAGGTCGTGGAGATCTCCGAGGACGGCACCAACGACTGGATGGAGCGCGAGATCGCCAACGGCCGGGTCGTCACCGTGACGAACGCCGAGGCCACGGCACGCTCGAAGCTGCGCGTCGACTCGCGCAAGTGGCTCCTATCGAAGCTCCGGCCCGAGACCTATGGCGATAGCCAGCGGATCGATCTCAAGGGCAAGATCACCCTATCGGAGAAGGAGATCGACGGCCAGCTCGCCGCCTTGCTGCTGAAGGCGACGGCGAAGAAGGGCGACGCCGAATGAGTGCGGTGCTCGACGAGCTGCGGCACGTCGACCTGAAGACGCTGTCGAAGGCCGACAAGCTGCAGCTCATCGAGCTGCTCGCCACGCGTGAGCGGCTGATCGCCGAGAACCAGCTCGCGCGATACAGGCCCTACCCCAAGCAGGCAGAGTTCCACGCCGCTGGCGGCTTCGCCGGCGTGCGCGAGCGCCTGCTGATCGCCGGCAACCAGCTCGGCAAGACGTGGTCAGCCGGCTTCGAGGTCGCCATGCACGCGAGCGGCCTGTACCCGGACGACTGGCGAGGCAAGCGCTGGAAGCGGCCCGTGGTCGGATGGGCCAGCGGCGTGACCGGCGAGAGCACGCGCGACAACCCGCAGCGGATCCTGCTTGGACGCGTCGGCTCGTGGGGCACCGGGTCGATCCCGGCGATCGCCATGCAGCCGATCGACAAGTCGATCATCCGCAGCTCGCACGGCGTGGCCGACGCAGTCGATCACGTCAAGGTCAAGCACGTCAGCGGCGGCACCTCGCTCATCTACTTCAAGCACTACTCGCAAGGCCGCGAGAAGTGGCAGGGTGAGTCGCTCGACTTCGTCTGGTTCGACGAGGAGCCGCCCGAGGACATCTACAGCGAGGGCCTGACCCGGACGAACGCGACGAAGGGCATCACGTTCATCACCTTCACGCCTTTGTTGGGTATGTCGAACGTCGTGAAGCGGTTCCTGCTCGACAAGCAGCCCGGCACGCACGTGACACAGATGACGATCGAGGACGCGCTGCACTACACCCCGGAGGAGCGCGCGACCATCATCGCCAGCTACCCGGCGCACGAGCGCGAGGCCCGCACGATGGGCATCCCGATCATGGGCTCGGGGCGCGTGTTCCCGGTCGAGGAGGGGGCTTTCAGCGAGGGCCGCATCGAGATCCCGCACTACTGGCCGCGCATCGCCGCGCTCGACTTCGGATGGGATCACCCGACGGCCGTCGTCTGGCTCGCATGGGATCGCGACAACGACGTGATCCACCTCTACGACTGCTACCGCGTGCGGCAGGAGTCGGTGCTGATCCACGCCGAGGCGATCAAGGCGCGCGGCGCATGGATCCCCGTGGCATGGCCGCACGATGGTCGCAACGAGACGGCACAGGCTCAAGGCGTGAGCCTGTCGGCGCAGTACCGCAAGCGCGGCGTCAACATGACCCGCGACGCAGCGACATGGCCCGACGGCAGCAACGGCGTCGAGGCAGGCATCATGGACATGCTCGACCGCATGCAGACCGGTCGACTGCGTGTCGCCTCGCACCTGTCGGACTGGTGGGAAGAGTTCCGTATCTACCATCGCGAAGACGGCAAGCTGGTGAAGAAGGGCGACGACCTGATGAGCGCCACCCGCTACGCGATCATGATGCTGCGCAAGGCGGACGTGATGCCCAGCACACTGCCCAAATACGAAACCGTCGGCTACGGCGTGCTGGACGCCGAGACCGGCTTTTAACTGGAGAAGAACCATGCTGACCATCGGACGCATCGTCATCGTTCATCAAAGCGGCAACGAGATCCCCGCCATCGTCACCGAGGTCAACGGCACCTCGTGCTGCGTGACCGCCTTCCCGCCGCGCCGCAGCCCGGTCACGATCCTCGACATGCCTTGGTTCCGCGCCCGGCACGAGGCTCTCGAATGGCTCAGCGCGCAGTCAGCACAAAATACGCACGTCGGCTACCTGCCGTACAAGGGCGACGAGGCACTGCCGGTCGACTCGCTCGCGCAGGTCAGCTCGGCGCTGGCCGACAACGACGCCGAGCTGCGCCAGCTGGTCGAGCGCGTGGGCACCGAGCCCGCGCCGACCCACGACTTGCAGGATGCCGAGATCGGCAGGACACTCCCGCCCATCCGGGGCGTGCTGACCGTGCCGCTCGACCCGCTCATCTTCGGAACGAAACCATGACCTTCCTCCTCGGCCTATTGCTCGGTGCTGCCCCGTTCCTCGTCTGGCCGACGCTGGGCGGGCGGATCCGCGAGACCGTGCTCGCCGGCATCAGGGCGAAGAAGGAGTAACCGGTGGCCAATGCCGTTGCAGCCTCCTTCCCCATGCTGCCGTCCTCTGCAGACGTGGGCGGCGACCCCTCTGTCGAGCTGACCGAGGAGGAGCAGGAACAGGTCGACCGGCTGCAGCGCTTCGGCGCGGAGCTGGCCAAGAGCCGGCGCTCTGCGATCGAGGCGCGCGCGGCCTCCGGCGTCGAGCGGCGCTGGATCGAGGACGACGACGCCTATCACGGTCGAGACGGGATGAACGCCCGCACCGACATGGTGATGACCGTGGCCGGCGAAGCCCGCCCAGCGAGCCGCGCCGGCGCAGCGCCCAGCCGGGCCACCACGTTCGTCCAGCTCACGCGCCAGAAGACGAACGCGGCTGCCGCCCGGCTCAGCGACATGCTGTACCCGGCCGACGATCGCAACTGGTCGATCTCGCCCACGCCCGTGCCCGAGCTGTCCCGCCTGCTCAAGGAAGAGGGCGAGCGCGACTTCGTCGACCCGCAGACCGGCGGCCCCCTACCACACCCGGTCGAGGAACGGAACATCCAGCTGAAGGACTTGGCCGTCGAGCGCATGGCGCAGGCGACCGAGCAGTCGAACGCGATGCAGCGCGAGATAGACGACGCGCTGGTGGAGTGCCAGTACAACTACGAGGGCCGCAAGGTGATTGCCGATGCGGCGCGCCTCGGCTGCGGCATCCTCAAGGGCCCGCTGATCATCAACCGGACGAAGAAGAAATGGGGCAAGCAGCAGACGGCCGACGGCAAGGCCGTGCATATGCTGGAGATCGTCGAGCAGACCCGCCCGGCCAGCGTGCGCGTCGACCCGTGGAACTTCTTCCCTGACCCGAGCTGCGGCGAGGACATCCAGACCGGCTCGCACACATGGGAACGGGAGTACGTCGCCGGCCGCGAGCTGCGCAGGCTCGCCCGCACCGAGGGCTACCTGTCGGGCCAGATCAACGAATGCCTACGCGAGGGCCCGCAGCACTACACGGCCGCCGGCGCGTACAAGCCCGAGAGTCGCGGCGACGGGGAGTACCAGTCGCCGACCGTCTTCAACGACTCACGGTTCGAGATCTGGACGTACGTCGGCGAGGTGACCCGCGAGCAGCTGATCTCCACCGGCGCGCTCGACGCAGGCGACACCGACGACTCAGCGCCCGACAGCCACCTCGACCTGATCAGCGCCGTGGTCGTGCTCTGCAACGAGCGCGTCATCAAGGCGATGATCAACCCGCTCGACACCGAGGATCTACCCTACGACGTGTTCATCTGGGAAAAGATCTCAGGCAGCCCGTGGGGCGCTGGCATCCCGTACCTGATGCGCTATGCGCAGCGCACCGTCAACGCCGCATGGCGCGCGATGCTGGACAACGCCGCGATGAGCCACGGCCCGCAGATCGTGCTGCGCAGGCAGCACATTCAGCCGGCCGACGGGCGCTGGGAAATCACCGGCCGCAAGCTCTGGTACGCGAGCGAGGAGGTCGACGAGGTCAAGAAGGCCTTCGACGTCTACGACATCCCCTGTCGCCAAGGCGACCTGAAGGCGATCATCGAGATGGCGATGGCCTTCGCCGACCAAGAGACCTCCCTACCGCAGATCTCCCAAGGTGAGCAAGGCTCAGCGCCTGAGACCGTTGGCGGCATGACCATCCTGATGAACAGCGCGAACACGGTGCTGCGCCGTCTCGTCAAGCAGTACGACGACATGGTGACCAAGCCGCACATCACGCGCTACTACGACTGGTTCATGCAGTACAGCGAGAAGGAGGAGATCAAGGGCGACTTCGAGGTTCACGCCCGTGGCTCCTCGGCGCTGATCGTGCGCGACATGCAGCAGCAGATGCTGGTGCAGCTGCTCAGCATGACCGACCATCCGACCTTCGGCGTCTTCGTCGACCCCGAGAAGCTGTTCCGCAAGACCCTCGAATCGGGGCATGTCTCCGCAAGCGACGTCATGCGCAGCAAGGAAGAGATCGCCGAACGGCTGGCCAAGCCGCCCGAGGCCCCGCCCCCGGTGCCGGTGCAGGTCGCGCAGGTGCGCGCGCAGGCCGACCTGCAGAAGGTGCAGATCGACACCGAGAGCGAGAAGGTCAATCAGGAGCTGCGCATGCAGCAGGCGCGCGACGAGCGTTCCTCGCGCCTGCACGAGATGGCACTCGAACGAGACCTGATGATCCTGAAGTTCGCGCACGAGCGGAACCTGCAGATCAGCGAGGTCAAGGCGATGCTGGCCAAGACGGTGATCGAGCAGCAAAGCAAGCGCCGCGACGCCGAAGCGAACCGCAGGGTGAAGCAGGCCGACGCAATGGCCCGTGGGCCCACGAGCGGCAACCCGCGAGACATCAAACAACCGCCCGCAGTGGCAACGAGGTAAGCGATGACGACGAGAGCGATGGTCGCCTCGATCCCTGCCGGGGATCAGATGACGCGAAAGCTGAGCTGGACAGGCTTGGCGAACACCGACGATGGTGCGCCGATCGGCCCCGACTGGTCGGCCTTCAGCGACCGCAGCGTGCAGGTCACAGGCACCTTCGGCGCTGGCGGCACGCTGCTCTGGGAAGGCAGCAACGACGGCGTCAACTACGCCACCCTGAACGTGCCCGCCGGCACCGCGTGCAGCTTCACCGCTGCCGGGCTGAAGCAGGTGCTCGAAGGGGCGCTGTACATGCGCCCGCGAGTCAGCGCCGGCGATGGCACCACGTCGCTCGTGGTGACCGTCTTCGCACGCCGTCCGAACCAAGGGAGAACCTGACATGGCGACCAACCACAACGTGCTGGCCGACGCGCTCGATCGCATGGCACTACAGCAGGAGGCCGTCATCGAGGCGGCCCGCGCTTTCCGCGCCGTCGGCTCGGTCGAGGCTGCGATCGCCGCACGAGAGGCAGACCTGCGAAGCGTGAACAAGACGATCGAGGCGAAGAAGCAGGAGCTGGCCTCGCTCGACGAGCGGTTGCGCACTGGCAACGACACGCTGGAAAAACTCAAGGCCGAAGCCGCGAAGCAGGTGGCCGAGCAGATCGCCGCTGCGCGCGAGCGCGCCGACGAGATGGTCAGCGCTGCCGAGGCACAAGCCGCAACGATGCGCGCCGACGTGGGCGCACAGGTGGATGGCATGACGGCCCGCGCAGCCGTTCAGGCCAAGCAGGCGCAGTCGGAGGCCGCCGCAGCGGTGGCCGAGATGAACGCCGCGCACAAAGCGCGTGACGAGGCAAACGCCGAGCTCAAATCCCTCAACCAGAAGCTTGCCGATGTCCGCGCGAAGATGCGCGAGCTGATCGGCGAATAAGGAAACCATCATGGCACTTCAGTATTCGGACACCTATCGCAATGCGATGCTCGACGCGTTCGAGACCTCGGTCGGCACAGACGCCAAGTTGCAGCTGCGCACCGGCGCGCAGCCGGCGACATGCGCCACGGCCGACAGCGGCACGCTGATCGCCGAGCTGACCCTACCGACCGATTGGATGAACGCCGCGTCGACGGGGTCGAAGACAAAACTCGGAACGTGGTCTGGAACGGCGAGTTCAGGCGGCACGCCGGCACACTTTCGCATCAAGAACAACGCCGGCTCGACCTGCCACATGCAAGGCTCGGTCGGTCAGGGCACGGGCGACCTGTCGCTCGACAATACGACGATCACCAACGGCCAGACGATCACGATCAGCACCTTCACGCTGACCGCACCGGGTGCCTGATGAGCCGCTATGCCGCATCACGTCTACCGATCCGGGTCGCCGATCCCGGTCGCAGCGCACGATGTCTGCCCTGCGTGCGGGCGTGCTTCGGACGAAGCGAAGCTGATGATCTACACGTCGAACCGCAAGATGAAGGTCGTGCCGATCGCGACCCTCACGGCGCTGCTGTCGAAGGACAAGTACGTCGAGCTGTGGGGCGACAAGGGCCTCGCCGGTCTGACTGGCATGTCCATCGTGGATCTTCTGCGCGAGTACCCGAAAGACTTCGTTCGCGTACACCGCAACGCAGCAGTCAGGCTGAACGCGATCACCGGTTCGACAGCGGCGCTCAACGAGACAGGCATCAGGCTCTTCGTCGAGGGCTGCCCCGAGGAGATCAAGGTCTCGCGGCGAGAGGTGGCGAACTTCACGTCGGCGATGGCCCGCACATTTACCTGCGAGCGGCAACAAAAGAGGCAGCCTCATGGACTATGCAGCACTGAAGGCCGCGATCCTCGCGGAGACTGACGCGGGGTTCGTCGCGAACCGCGCCGCCGGCAATACCGGCGCGATGGCCGACTTCTACAACGAAGCGACCGCGACGATGATTTGGAAGCCCCGCGTCACGATCACCGAGTTGCTCAGCTCGGTGGTGTGGTCGGATTTCATCGCGCTGACCGTGGACAGGCGTGAGGCGTGGTTCGCGCTCACGCAAGGCGGCTCGGAAGGTGTCGACGCAACAGTCGGGTCAATCCGCAGCGGGTTCGTGACGATCTTCGGCGGCGCATCGGATACGGTGACCAACCTCACCGCCGTTGCACAGCAAGCCGCCACCCGATACGAGGCGATGCATACCACGAGCGGCGTATCGAGCGAGTTTGGGCGACGCGTGTCGAACGACGACATCGTTCGCGCCCTCGCGGCGTAAGGGGGTAGATCATGGCTGACGTAAAGAATGCCTACCCCGCTGGTGCGGCATACACCATCACCCTTAACTCGCTCGGGTCGGGATCGTATGTCACCGGCAACGAGGTCGACAACACGACAAACTTGTATCTGGACTACCTTGTCGAGTTCGTCATCGCCGACGTGGCCGAGGCAGGCAACAAGCAGGTGGTGATCTTCGCCATCTCATCGCTCGACGGTACCAACTACTCGGACGCGCCGAGCGCGACCAAGCCGCAGAACAACGCCGCTATCGTGGGGGCCATCTCCCTCGACGGCACGGGGCCGTACCGGTCGAAGGCGATGAGCGTGGCTGCGGCGTTCGGCAATGTGCTTCCGCCGAAATTCGAGCTGGTTGCGTATAACGACGCTGGCGTGGCGCTTGCCGGGTCGGGCAACTCCGCTTATTTGCGCGGCGTCTATAACACGGTCGGCTAACCGGCGATGCTCCTTCGACACGCGCCAACCTTCCGGCCCGCCTCTGTCAGCATCATCACGGCGGGCAACGCGGGGGCGGTCGCCTCGGGCGCTCCGCAGTCGTACCTCTCCCTTGTTCGTCGGGACGGCAACGGAGGGAACGGGTACGGGTACATCTACGGGCAGATGCCCACTGGCACGATCAACGGGCCGCGCTACTTCTATCAGGACGACGGTCGCCTGTGGTTTGCCGCGCACTCGACTACGGCCAACCAGCCGGGACGCTCGATCACCGCTGGCGACTTCCCCGGCAATGGCATCTGGCACTGGGGCGCTGCGACGTGGGAGGGGCTGAGCACCTTCGCCTCGATCCGCCTCTACATCTCGCAGTCGCTGACTTCTCCGCTTGCGGAAGGAACGTACTTCGACGGCAACAACGGAAGCGGGGACGGGATCGGCGGGCCGGGCGAACTCATCACCATCGGCAACAGGCAAGACAGCGCGCGCACCCTCAACGGCGCGATCGGGTTGCTCGCGCGGTGGAACCGTGCGCTGCGGTTGGACGAGCTGGAAAGGGCGAAGCGGTACGGCCCTCGCGCTGTTCCGAACGGGCTCATCCTCCTGTACGTCCACGACCAGCTGGTCATCGGGGAAGGGGCCGCAAAAGGGATTACGCGCGTCGGGATTACCAAAACCAACGCACCGGGTGTGTGGCTACCAACGGAGGCGAAGCCGCGTCGATTCTTCGCGGTGAGCGGCGCACGCATCCCGGTGCTCTCGCTGCCCGGCGTCCAGAACATTGCGTCCACCACGGCTCAGCCGAAGGTGACGCTGACCTATTCGTGAGACCGACATGACGACCGTCACTGCCGCGCCGGCCTACTGGGCCGCCGTCCTTCCAGAGATTGGCGATCTGGCGAGGGCGAACGCCGTTGCAGCGCTGCTGACCACCGGCACGAAGCTGAAGATTTACGACAGCGACGATGTGCTGATCCGCACGGTCACGACCGCTGCATGGACGCGCGGCACTCTCGCGCTCGGCGAGTACCCGATTACGCCGGGCGCGATCACAGACGGCGCAACGGGTAGCGGAACCCCGTCCTATGTCGTCATCACGACGACTGCAGATGTCGAGATCATCCGCATGCCTGCGGGGGTTTTGAGCGGCACGATGCGATTCCCGGCGGCGATTGCCGGGGGAACGGCGCTCGACGCGGGCACATTCGCGCTCGCCTATCCGACAGACGCGGTAGCGCCGACTGGCAAGCGTTGGTTTCCGGGCCACTACCTGTATGCGTCCGACGATGTGAACCATCTGGGCATGATGGATTCGCGCCGGAATCTGGTGAAAGACAACTCCAATTGGGCTGGCTACCACAATCAATACTGGTGGCACTCACTGGAGTCGACCGAGGGCGTCTACGACTTTTCGGTCATCACAGATGACTTGGTGAAGGCGGAGGCCGACGGCAAGGCGTTGGTGGTGCGGTTGATGGACCGTTCGTTTCACGGCTCGACACGTCCGTTTCCCGTCCCTGCCTACATCACCAGCACGTACAGCGGCACCTACACATCGGGGTCTTTTATCGGCGTCAAACTGTGGGAACCGACAGTCAACGAAAGATTGATCCTGATGATCGAGGCGCTGTATGCCGCCTGTGAACCGTATGCAGCATTCCAAGGTCTTGCGATGGACGAAAGTTCAATGGTTGGGGTTCTCGATCAGCCGTCGTACACACACGCGAAGATGGCGGCGTGGTGGCTGAAAATGAGCGAACGGTGCGGCGCGGCGGCCGGAACGGCGCTGTTCTTTTCAAACATGAATTACGGCTACTCGTCGAGCGCTGTCCCGTCTCGGCTGGAAATTATGACCGAGATGGCGACAGTCGATCGGATCGGCACCGGAGCATCGGACGCAAGGCTCGACGGCGACCGGAACGGCGGGGCATTGGGTTATCCGTTCAATCCGTGGCAGTGGGCTGGCATTTCACCGCTGTTCGGTGGGGTTGAGTACAACACCTATACGACCGACCCGCTGCGGCCGACGCGAACGGCGAAGGATTATTTGGATTTCGGCGTCGATCAGCTGCGCCTCAACTTCATGGGCTGGATGGCGCGCACCAGCACGACCGGCGTCGACTTCAACATCTACGACGCGATTGCCGAGATCGACAGGCAGGCGGGTCGAATCGTTACTACGCGTCCGACCAACGCGCCTGCGGGGTAAGCGATGAGCGTCGAACTATCAAGCGGCAATTACCTCTCGCGCACGGTCGGCGTTCCGACGAGCCATCAAGCGTTCTCGTGCTGCGGTTGGTTCAAGCGATCCAGCGATGCGGCGATCGACGAGTACGTGATCCACTTTGGATCGGGCACAAACCCGATCCAGATCAAAGTCGAGCACGACGACGACAAGATCACGTTGAACCTGCAGTACAGCGGCTCGCGGATCGTCAGCGGGCCGGTCGCAACGGTCGGGTCTTGGTTTTTCATCGGGCTGGTCTGCTCCGGCACGACCGCGACGATGTACTGGCGTGCGGAAGGCGAAACATCGCTTTCCAGTGGTTCGGCATCGAACACAGGCGGCGACTGGACGACGGACAACATCTATCTAGGCCGCGATGCGACGACCGCCCCTAGCAACCCGTTCACTGGCAAGGCCGCGTGCGCTCGTTTTTGGAATGTAGCAAACACCGTCGGCGAGATGCAGGCTGAGTCGGAAAGTCTGACGCTCGTCAAAACTGCGAACAACCTGTCCGACCATCGGTTCGATGGCGCGAACATCGCCGCCGCTCTTGTCGATGACTCTGGCAACGGCAACGACTTCACCGCGACCGGCACCGTCACGGTCAGCGTTGACGAGCCAACCGTAACCGTTGGGGGCGGTGCCGCGCATGAACTGGCCGGCGGCGACGATCTGCCGGTGATCACATCGATCGACTTGGCACCGACGACTGTCTCACTGGTAGCGGGCGATGACCAGTCGATGTTGCTGACGATCAACGATCAGAACGATGCGCCGATTCCGTACCTTGAAGGCGTGTCGGCATCGGATACGACTTCGGTCGCCACGGTCACGCAGCCTGCCGCAACGGATGCGTCGGGTGAGGCGACGTTCCTTGTGGGCTCGCTCGCGGCCGGAAGCGCGTCGGTAACTGTCACCCTAGACGGTGTGACATCGAACGCGGCAGCGGTCACAGTGACTGCGCAGCCAACTCCCGCCGTTGTCAACGTGCTCCCCATCACCGTGGCGCTGGCCGCCGGAACCACGCAGCAGTTCACTGCCTCCTTGGATGGAGACCCCTCGGCGACCTTCGTCTGGTCGATCTCTTCGGGCGCAGGGTCGATCGGTGCCGGCGGGCTGTTCACCGCCACCACGCCGGGCACCGTCGTTGTTCAAGCTGCCCACTCAAGTGACGCCGCCCTGTACGGGGAGGCCACCATCACCGTATCAGGTGGGGCAACCGCCCCGATCAGCGGGCCGCCGCCAGCGCGTCGAAACAGAAGGAGGTTCAAGTAATGCACTTCAATAAATCAGAAAGCACGCCCGCCCTGCGCTGGCTGCCTTTTCAAGCCTTTGACGACGACGCCGCCGACAACTATGCGCCGAAGACAGGGCTGACGTGGGGCGTGGGAGAGCTGAAGGTCGCGAAGGCTGGCGGAGGTTGGGCGGACGCCGCCGGCACGACCGCGAACGGGCAAGTCATCGAGATCGGTGGCGGCTGGTACTGGTATCAGTTCTCCGCCGCTGAGCTGGATACGCAAGGCGCGATCATGCTGGTCGTGAACAAAACCGACGTCTACTCCGAGGGCGCTGTCGGATTTATCCCCGGCTACGACCCGCACGATGCGGTCGCGCTCGGACTGTCCAACCTCGCCACTGCGGTGCCGGCAATCGCCGACTGGCTCGACTCTGCCGACAGCATCGAGACCGGTCTCACGCTGCGCAACGCGCTGCGCCTGATCGCTGCCTATGCGGCTGGCAACGTCACCGGCGGCGGCTCGGGTACGGAAGCGTTCAAGGCTGCGGTCGACTCAGCGAAGACGCGCTTCACGAGCTTCCCGACCAGCGCCGGCTCGCGCACGGTCACCTACGACTTCAGCTGATGCACTCCGGGGCCCAGCACTACGCGGCGAAGCATCAGGCCGCACGGCACACGACGCTGGCGACCAGCTCGTCGGTGCAGTCGCTCGGCCTGCTACACCACGCCGCTCGGCACTTCGCAGCCAAGCACGGCTCGGCGATGCACCACAACCGCAAGAACCTGCGGGCCGCGCTGCCGACAGGCGACGTCACGGTCGGCGAGTGGCTGCCGTCCTCCGGCGACACGCTGTTCGCGCGGCTCGTCTCGATCGACGGTGACGGGTTCATCAGCATCGACGGGCCCGGCGAGTGCGAGATCGCGCTGGACGCGATCGACGACCCTGCCGAGCTGGCCCCTCACGCACTGGCATGCCGAGTCGCCTGCACCTCGGTGCGCGCACTCACCGTGCAGCTGCGTCAGGGGGCCAGCAAGATCATCGCGACTTGGGAGCACGGCCGCCCGCCCGACAGCCCGATCACGGTCTTCTCGTACCTGACCGAGTCGCAGATCGGCGAGATCACCAACCGCGCTGATTTGCGCGTGCGACTCGTGAGCACCTGACATGGCGATTACCTACGTCGGCGGTAATAGCAA